AAACGCCCCGGCCGTTACCGCCGCGCCGATGCGGTCCAACACCAGGCGGTCGCTGCCCTGGACGCTGCCCAGGTCTGGCAGTTGGGAAATCGTGAGCGGTGTTTGGGTCATGGCTTAGGACGGCTGGGTTTGCAGCGAACGGCCGGAGCCGGTAACCAGCAACTGGCCGGAGCCGGTGCGGAGGAGGCGGGAAACTAGGGGGATGGATGCGGTGGCGGTGCGGGCTAGCCTCACCATGCTCCAGCTCAGCGCCCTAGGCTCGCTACCGGGCAGTGGCTCTGGCGGCCTTGTTGCCTTAAATGCAATGCCATCAACTACAAGAGAATGGTTATAGTCAAGATGGCCAAATTCTGCGGTTCTGATCTTTAGTAGCCATGGGACAACCTCCACTCCATCATCAAAGACCAGCTCTTTGTTTTCCTCCAAAAAACCACGGCCAGTAACGGCGCCAGCAATTACGCTGACGCCGCCCATGAAATCCAGGGCCGCCCGATCTGCATCAGCTGACAGGCGGGCCCAGCTCATCAGAAGGCGCCGTTAAGGCGGACGTGGGCCAACGTAGCGCCAGAAGCGTAAGCGGCAGACTGGGATCCAATTGGCACAAACACACCGATAAGGGTGTTGCCGCTGGCGCTGGCTGTCACGTTCTTGTTGGTGTCATTCCAATACGCCTTGGCGTAAAGGCTGGCGGTGGCGCCAGTGGCCTTAGGAAGTTCGTGAACTCCTTCAAGCATGAAGCTGCCAACCTCCCCACTGGCTAAAGCGGTTACGGCAACACCAAACAAAGCGCCAACCAACGCGCCGCCACCAGAGGCGACAACGTAAGGAGCGGCAATGGATAGGATTTTTCCTTCTTGAATAGGTCCTTGCATTGTTTTTAATGGAATTGGGGAAAGTTAAACATTAAAGCTAAAGCGCAATGGTTAAAATCATGCGCCAGAGCTGCGATAAATAAAACGGAAATCCTCAATGGCGCAACCAAAATCAGAACGAGCCAGCAGCTTCAGGCCATCAGGATCCCTTTCGGGCTCTGATGTAATGGTAGGACCAGGCTCGTCTGCCAGGTAACCCCACACCATGCCAGGCGTTCTAGTTGGGCCAGCGGCTGCATACCATTGCGTTGCGGAACCATCAAGACGTGGCTCAACTATTAATTGCATCTTCCTTGCGTAGGGATTGGGCCCAGAGTTTCCAGTCAACGCAGCAGGAGCGTAACCATCAGGATAGAGAAATTGCTCGGCAGTTGCTTCTAGATCTGATGGAACAATCATAAACTCAGGGGTCAAATTAACCGTAACGTTGCTTATATCTTTTTGCTTTCGCATTGCCTTTCGGGCTGCGTTTACACCGGCAATACCAATGGCGCCTGTGCCGGTGTTATTGTGAGCTGCATTAAACAATGCAAGACCGTCTACCGATACAGTGGCATCGCCAGTGATCATTGCCCATATAAGATTGGATTCCAAGCGACGAAACCCACGGCCTAAAAATTCAGGAGTTCGCTCCAAGGCAGACAAATCATCATTGATAATTGCTTGCCGAGAAATTACAATTTTTTTGGTATATGTAAACAGCCTCCAGGTAGCTTCTGCTTCCTTCAGAGTGCCTGTTTTGTATTCGCCGCCTTCAGGCGTAAGCTCTGGCGTAAGATCGGCGGCAATAGTTAAATCGCTTGCTCTTTTGAAATCTGGTAAATTTCGTTGGCGTGCAAGCCCCTTCCAGGTATGAGGCTCTTCTTCGTAGAATTGAGTTAAAGATTTGCCTGCTAGATTAGAAAACAGCAATGGAAAATCGCTAGTGCTGTGCATGGCCATGGCCACTAGCTCATTTTTAGACCTACCCACAGTGCTTATGCCCCGCGAGTTGGCATAGGCCCTTACGCATTCCATCAAGGAATAACCTCGATACTCTTGGCCAACGTCAGAGATCTGGGCCAGAGGATTGATCCGTGCGTACAGCATGTCCCCAATGCCGGCCATCACAGTGTCCCCCGCGTCGCGGGTGACCTGGAGGCGGGCAGGGTGGCCCGCCTTGCTGGCGACGGTTTCAAGCGGGCCGGCGTGGGCCTTCACAATTTCGAGGGCAACATCAGCAAACGGCTTACCGCTGTCAACCATGGCTTGCACCGCGATAGGAGCGATATTGGCCTCGGCCGCGCAACGGCGGATTTCAATTTCGCGCTGTGCATTGGCAAGAGCCACGGAATCCGCAACAGCGGTTGAGGCAACGGGGCTTACGGCGGCTTGCACTACTGCAAGGGCAACAGGGGCAGCTTCGGTAGAAGCAACCACGGGAGGCGCTTCGGTGACGGCGGCCGGTGCGCTCCCGGCCTGATCTTGCGTGGGCATGTGTTCAGCTCGGGAGTGTTCAGGGTGATCTCCTGATTCTATTCTAACCATTGACGCCAGGGCCTTAGACACCCACCCTGGAGGGTTAGGGAATCGCCCCGCAGGCAGAGCCGGGACGCTGGCACGCACGTCTACCGGGTCGATCACTGCATCAATCAGGCCAGCCGCCAGGGCCGCTTCGGCGGTAAACCAGGTACCACCCCCCTGCGCCGCGCCCATCCATTCCAAAATCTGTTCGACCGATTGGCCTGATGCCTTGGCATAGGTGGTGGAATAAACCTGGGAGTGCACGCGCAGCATGGCCGCCGCGGCATCCATCGAATCGGCGTCTCCAACCGATCCGCCCCAGCAGTTATGGATCATCAGCAGGGCGTTGCTTGGCATCAAGCGGCGATCACCCTTGGCCTTGCTGATGGCCATTGGGACAATCGAGCCGGCAGATGCCACCAAGCCATCCACCACATAATCCTTTCTGCCCTTGTAAGCCGCCAACACGTTATGGATTGCAATCCCTTCGGCTGCCGCGCCGCCAGGTGAAAACAGGTGAATCTCAACATCACGCCCCCCTGCAGCGTCCAGCGCTCGGGCCACGTCGTCAACCAACACGTCAACCCCGACTTCGCCATAGAGCCGCAACACTGGGGCAGTGGCGGCGGCTTTAACGGTTACTCCTGGGGCCATTGATGCTCAGATGCTGAGGGTAGTTTAAGCGGTCAGCGCCATCAGTCCGGCGGATCGCTGCTGCCTTCTTCTGCTCCAGGGTCAGGCGCCGAGTTGGTGAATGCAGATCCTGCTGGGCGAGCCTGGGTTACGCCAGCATTGGAAACCGGCGCGGCATCTGTACTCAGGATTAGGCTGGCATCTCTGGCTCTTTGCATATCTCTGCTCAGCTCTTCAATTACTTCCTCTGGTACATAACCAAATGATAGCTGTACTTCTGACAAGCTCATAAACCCAGCCCTCACAGCCAAAATCAGCGCTGGAATTTCCTTGGTTGGATCGATCATCTCCCGACGCGGCGGGGTATGGGTCCAGCTCATTGGCCCTTTCAGCAGGCCAACCATCCGAGCCAATTCGTCGTGCCACTCACACACCGGCGCCAGCATTCCGGGGATGGAAACCTTCCCTCGCAAGTAAGCAATTCGCCTACTAAACTCAAGCCATCCGCCCCTAAAGCTCGAATAATTGACGTTTGACAAATCACCCGTCATTGATTCGTAAGTAATCTCGTAAGCTGCTGCTACGGCGTGAGCGTACTCACGATGGGTGCTAACAAAATCACCGGAACTTGGCGGGGTGAATGCTTTGAAGTCTCGACCTGGTGGGAGATGCTCAATTGCGCCAGGCTCAATTTCATCAAAATTAACTCCGATTATTTGGTTACCGTTTTCATCAAGGAGTTTATCTGCATTAACATCAGAGTCGTAGCTAACCCCAAAAAAGCAAGCTGAAATTTTATCTTTCATCTGCTGGGCCGCCCTGATGTCGCCCATATCCCGCAGCGTCAAAATCGCTGCCGTGCCAAACGGGAGCCCCATTCTCTGGCCAGCTCGCCTGCAATCAAAATGTAAACTAATTTCTTCTTTCGGTACAAAAGTGCTTTGCACCCTGACGCCAATACCTAGCGACGTTTCACCAGGGTGGCTGTCTCTAATCCAGTAACCCATTAAACGGCCTGCGCTATCAAACTGCTGGCCAAATAATATGTCTTGAGAATTGTCTTTATTAAAATCTAGCCAATCGGGCTCAAGCATTTGCACCTGCAAAGGCACTATTCCGTGACGCTCAAATAGTTCAGGATATATCCTCTTCCGCACCAGTACAGCGCCGCGCACCGCTGTAGTTCTGGCCCCAACGGATTGATTTCCGTACCAATCATGGGTGCTGTAAAAATCGCTATGTCGTGATTCTGCCCAGGTTTTCCAGCTTGATTTATATTTGTTAGTCGCACCCGTAGGAGTGCTCATAATCCCATCACCAATCCAATTATTTACAATTACGCCAATTGCTCTGGAGGCGTAGGCATCGTTATCAGCAAGATCCTGGTGCCGCTTGACCAGCCAGTAGTACGCCTGTCGTAAATCGCTGTTTGGGCCGCTGTTGTTTGTCCGCCAGCCAGAGGTTCGCCGAGTGTCCTCTGCGGCCTCAAACCGGGCCATGGTGCGGCGGGCAAATTCCCGGTCATCCCTTAGCCGCTTGCCCCTGCTCTTGCTCTTGCTTTTGCCCTTGCCCATCAGGTTGGCCGAGACACGCTGAAGTAGGTGCGGCGAACCCGACGCGAGGTAGTCGGCTCCGCCTCTGCGGCCATGGATTGTTCGATCCGGCGCATTTCATCCAGGCTTCGATAGGTGATCTCCCGGCCGTCGCTGAATCGAGCTTTCAAGACGCCTTGATTGATCTTGCTGCGCAGCTCAGCAAGATCCGCAGCAACATCCTCAGAGGTATAGGCCATGGCCCCATCTTACCTCTTTAGCCAACCTTTGCGCCGGTCGGAACCGCCTGCATTAGAGCCCTTCAACCAGCCCGACCGCTGGGGGTCTCGTGCTGGGGCCGGCGCTGCCCCTCCCCCTCCCCCTCCCGGCGCCTGGGTGCCCAAGGTGCGGGCGAGCTGGGCCCACATGGTGCCTTTGGCATAGCGGCGGGACACCAATAGCATCGCGGCATAGGCCATCCTGGTGCAGTCGCCGCCTTCGTCGTTGCAGCCTGGAGGATTGATCCAGTGGTATTCGGTGCGGGCCCGGGTCTTCGGGACGTACTTCCAGGGGAACAGCTCCCTCAGGAACTCATCTGTAGAAGCCTGCCCAAAATGCAGGTATCGAGGCCCTGGCTGCTCAACCCGAAGCATGGCCTTCAGCATGTTCACACTGGCGTCGTAACCAGTGGTGTAGAGCAATCCGCCGCGGCGGGTGACTGATTGATTCTTGCGGTTGACCTCTGTCGGCTTGCCCTTCTGGATGATCGGCAGCCCCTTGGTGCCTGATCCTTTCATCGCAACCCATCGATCGGGACGGGCGCGGCAGAAATCCTCTACCTGCTTGCTGCACAAGCCGCCATGGTCAACACCCCCCAGGTTGGCCTTCATGGTTCCCCCGTCCTGACGGGCCCAGGCCTTCGTGCTGATCACGTCCAGCTGCTCCCATACCTCCGGCTGCTGGGGGTCCCCCTCGATTTCAAAATGGGCAATGTGCCAGCCCTCCTCACCAGCCCCCCAGCCCCAGAGGGTGTAGACCAGCCGCTCGCCCACGGTGCCGCCGCCGCCCTGCACATCCACTCCATCGGTCAGCAGCAGCACTCCAGTCGGAATGTCCCACTCCTCGCCGTCCCATGGGTAGCCATTGCCGAAGCCTACATTTTTTCGCCGCTCGGCTAGGCCGTCGCCGGTAAGTTTGCTGGTTATTTCATCAGCCCATGGCACCCCTAAATCTGTATTATGAAATGTTTGCATGGGCGCCACATTCCCCATTTTCATTTGCTCCAGCGCTACCCGATGCCGGGCCACCAGCTCGGGCCACATGGCCGCCCGGTGGTAGCTCATGCCAGGGCCCACCTGCTGTGATCGCCAGATCGGCACACCGTTGCGCAAGACCTGCTTGCTGCGATCCAGACCCAGCGGGCAGGCCCAGCCAGCTGCCTTGTCCATCGAGTACAGGTTGCTGTAGTCGATTGGGGTTTCGCAATGCTCGCAACGAATCCGCCCTTCATCAGGACCTTCCTTTATGAAATTCTCCCATCGCAGTTGTTGGTAATGGTTACAGTGCGGGCATGGATAATATCTATACTGTTGATCGCCTTTCTTAAAGGCTTGCTCCATGTAATCATTAGGGTATATTGGCGTGCCGCCAATCGTAAAGAACGGATCCCAAATGTTACCGGCCCGCTGAAACAGGTTTCCAATGGTGTCACCTTCGGGACTGTCGTAGGTCGCCGGCTCTTCAAACAGGATTGGGCTTCGCTCCACCCGACGACCAGACCGAGGCGTTGCGGCGCTTACCAGGTGGATCAATGCACCATTAACAAGCTGCTTAAAATCGTAGCTATTCTTCAATGCCCCTTTTGTTTTTTTATTATTTAATTGTCCTTTTAGCCTGGGTATTCCATGGTTATCGTCAAACATTGAATCTATATCTTCGGTGCTGTATTTCTGTACTTCAGAGTCTGTAGGCTGTACCAGCATTATCTTAGATCGGCGCCAGTCCGAGAAAAACACGATCACCGCTTTCACATACTCCGACCAGCCAACCCGC